TCTACCCTATAAACTAACACATATAAATATAAACAAATTTTTCTTTATTAAATTTTAGATTCATCTAATAAGTTTTTTTCATCAAGCATACCTGATTTTTCAGATAAAACCTTCTTTTTTGATGAAATTCCGTTTATATATTCTCTTGCTAGCTTTTTAGCGTTTGTGTTTAATACTCTATCTTCTCTCTTTCTTTCTTTATGATTTTCCTTATCTCCTAATGGGTCTCTACCATATGGATGCTTATCTTTACCATAAGTGTTTCCTTCTTTTGGCCTTCCAACCCCTCTATTTAATTCAATTTCAGTCTTTAATTTACTGATTTCTTCTTCCACATTTTGTTGTTGTGGTGGATTGGCAGGGTCTTGTCCTTGCTGTTCAATTGAAGTATGTCTGAATCTATCTTTTAGGTCTAAGATTACCTTAGCTCTCTCAATATCAATCTCATCTTGTGATAATCCAAAGATATTATGATAAGCCCAATCAGATGATAACATATTTAATGCTTTTGCGTCAGATGCTAATCTTACTTTTTCAGACCATAAGTTTACTTTTTCTTGCTCATATATTGTAGAAGCGTTTGTCAAACTCAATTCAAAGTTTGTCATTTCCGAATCCTCAATACCATTTGATGCTAAGTGAACTACTGCAATTTTTGCCAATTCACTAACAACTGTTCTTTGAATCCTTTCAATAGTTCTTGCAAAACGAACATCTTCTGCAGCCAATGTAGCCTTACCATTTACATTCTCATCATAAGATAGATATGCTTTTGGAACTCTTAGTGCTGCAAATAATTTATTCTTTAGGTAATCAATATCTTCAATTGCTGCGTAGTCTAAACCTTGTAAGTTATCAATTGATGTACCACTATCGCTACCACGAACAGGTAGGAAAAAATCTTCAGTAAGGTTTTGGATATTGTATTTTAAATTGTAATCACCAGTATTTTTATCAACAAATGGAGTTTTTTTCATTTTGTTGATAATCTTTTGCATATAGTTATCCACTTCTTGCGGTGGGATATTACCTATATCTATTTTGAATACTCTCTTTTCAGGTGCTCTCATAATACGATGGATTAACATCGCATCTTCCATAAGAGATAATTGTTTCCAAATTCTTCTTGCACCTTCAATCATTGATTTACCATAAGGAAGGAAGTTAGTATCTGATAACATTCTGAAGTGAGCCATTTCATATTGCTCATATTCTTTTTTACCAAAACGGTCTAATTCAACCTTATACTTTACATAATCAGGATTGTTTGGGTCAGTACCTTCCAATCTTTCTACATTATATGTTGAATGTGGTGCTACGTTGATGATACCTTTGCCAGGCATAATTTCCAATGCTAAGAAAGCATCACCATATTTTACTAAGTTTCTAATCCAAGGCCATAAGTTAAACTCCACATTCATTATATCATAGAATAGATTGTGAAGTATTTCTCTTACGTTCTCATTTGTGGATTTGATTTGAAGTACATCACCATATTCGTTCTTAGTTGTACTCTCATCTGCATATATGTCTAAAGCAGAACCAATAATTGGGTCCATATCCATAGCATCATAATCTCTAAAAAGTTCTCTACGAACTTGATGGTATGCCATTGATTGCGCACCCTGATGAGTTTCAAAGTATGAACGTTGTAATTTTGTATATCTATCTCTTAGATTTACAAAGTTGGTATTAGCTTGTCTATCTTCAACATCAACTACCCTACGTTTACCATCTTTATCAATGGTTACAATAGCATTTGTTGAAAATAATTTTTTAAGTCTCCCAAAGAAACTTCTATCATCTACATTTTGTTCTTCTGCCATAATTTATTTTACCATTTTCTACAAGACCAATATCTTGCTTTGGTTCTTGGACCAGGATTATCACAATTGTGTCTTGCTCTAAAATTAGCCCTTCTACCAGGATTATTTTTCTTAATTTTTACCCCTTTCTGTCCAAAGTTTACTTTAATTACTTTACCAGTTTTAGGATTTTTAACGTAAACTTTAAACTTCTTTACGTCACCTGCCATTGGCTTACCTAATTTAACTTCTCTACCTTGGTATTCAGCTTCATAAACACAATTACATCCAGCTTCATCCAAAGATTGAGAGTAAGATTTAAGATATGCTATAAAATCATCCATATCTTCTTGCTCTACATCCAATTCATCATAATCATCAATTGGATTATCAGCCGGAGTATCTCCTTTTGAATACGCTTTATCTATGTATTCATCTTCTTTTAAGATATTTGTTAATTTAATCATTTTTGGTCTCCTTTTTGTATTTTGACATATACCATAAATATCAATAATTATCAAAACACCTACATTTTATAACCATTGAGTTAAATCTTCAAAATCATCACCAATTCTCATCTTCCAAGGATTATCATTTCTATCTGAAGGTCCATAAACTCCACTGTATTGTTGATTTGATGAAATGCCGCCCAACGCCCTCTTTGTAAGGTCTATACCTTCTTGTCTTAAACGAAGTGCGGTATCTCTTACCCACAATCCAATACAAAATGCCATCACTAAGTCATCGTTATAACCCTTCATAGCTTCTGCTCTACCATTCATAAAGATAAAAGTAAACAATTCATCTATCAAACGATTAGAACGAACAGTTACCGCTTTTTCTCTAAAATATTCATCTAACTTAGATACAATCAATGGTCTAGTCTTAGAAGTAGTTGAGAATCCAGCTACCATGCCCCTTTCATCGGCACGATATTTATTTCTCATTTGGTTTTCAACATCTACATACTTTAAATCCTTACTCATGTAGAATAAGTTTTTATATCCTCTATCTATTACTTGCTGAATAGCTGCCCAGCCAATGTTTGCATTCTCTATTACAAGTAAAGCATCATTATATTGTGTGGATAATTCTACTAAGAAGTTTCCAAAATCCTTAGTATCCACCTTTCCTTTGTATTCTGCAACCTGTGTACAAGTGTTTATTTCCATAACGTGAGCGGCGGAATAGTCCGAACCATCTCCTCTGGCCACATCGGCAATTACCATATAAGAACCACCTGGCGTTGGATATTCCCATCTCCAAAGGTTTCCATCAAATCCAGTTCTTTCTAAAGGTTCTTGGCAATATGATTCTTTATAGAACATTAATAATTCTGGGTCAATAACTGTATCACCAGAAGATACGAAGTCACAATCACACTCTTGTGCTGCTTTCTTTTGTCCTAATAGTTTTTCCTGCTCATCTCTCCATTGCTGCCCTCTTTCAGGGTGAACTGTCCAGTGTAATCTGATTGTATTGAATGGATTTTGTCCTTCTTCAGCACCTAACCAAGTTTTATGAAACCAATTACCCACACCATTCGGAGTAGAAAGTGCAATACAACTACCACCCGTAGATAGAGTTGATTGAGCCGCTACCCATATCTCATCAATATCATCAATGAACGCAGCCTCATCAAATATAAGTAAGGAAAGTGCTTCAGAACGTCCTGCATCAGGTGAAGATGCAATCGCTTTAATTTGAGAACCATTCTGTAAACGAAGTGAAAGTTTGTTATCTTCCAAAGAACCACCTTTTAACCAAGAAGGAAGTAATTCATGCATTACCCTTACTTTTGTTACTAAGTTTTTGGCCACATCTTGCTTTGTTGCAATAACCAATACATTAAAGTCCGAATTGAATATCATTTTCCAAAGTGCGTATCCAGCCGATAAGGTTGAGATACCAGTTTGACGTGATTTCAATACTATATTAAATCTATTATTTGCAAATTGTGTTAGAGTTTTTTCCTGAAATGGAAATAAGTGAAAAGGTATCTTACCTCTCACCGGATGCTGAATCATACAATATTTTTTCATAAAGTGAATCGGGTCTACCGCACACTTTTTGTATTCTTCTGCAATAATCTCCTTTAGGGATTTCTTTTGTGTTATTCCAGTTGCCGTAGCCATAATTAATCTATCGGTGCTTTTACTAAATCGTAACCTTTATCTTTTAATTTTTCCCAAGCCTCATTTCTTAATTTTTTAGCAAGTTCTATTTCTTCTTCAAATCTAGTAATATCAGAAAGTATTTCTGCTTTTAATTCATCAACATCTCTTTCCATAGCCCATTTTTCAAGTTTACCATCTTCTTGAACTACCTCATATTCTTGCTTTGCATCGTTGTAAGCTTGCTGAAATTGAGCCACAACTTCTTTACCATATGAAATCATATTAGAATATATTTTATAATCTTCATATGCTTCCCATAAACCATCTAATTTAATAACCAATTCTTTTTTTGCCAAACATGTTGCACAAAATCCAGTTTTAGATATTAATTTTTTATCTGCTCTACTAAGTTTTATTGTATTACAATCTTGCGATGAACAACTATTTAATTTGTCTAAATAAGCTCTTACATCAGCCATGGTTTCAGAATGTTCATTAATTCTAATTTTACCATATTCTTTTTGCTCCCAAGTTTTACCCTGAGAATCAGTCCAAATTTCTCCTATTTCCTTTTTACGATTGTTTTCTCTTACTGAATCAGCGTTTGCAAATGATATTTGGGTGTCTTTATCATATTCCTTACCATGCAATACCATATCTACCAACTTTCTACGAGTTGGATGCATAAATTTCTTATTGAATTCTTTTGCCATATTATACTTAATATATTCGTATATATAAGTATATCAAAATTAAATAAAACAATTACTTTTCAAAGAATATACCCAAAATCTGATTTAACGGAGCAAATGCGCCGGTTAATTTGTAAGTGTTTCCACCATATACAAACACAATACCTTCATTTGGTACTATTTTATCAAATCCACCCAAAGCATTTAATCTTTCCAATTCTAATTTAAGTTTTGCAATCTTTTTGGGGTCACCACTTGCTTTTACTTGTTGTATTGAAGATTCAAGTCTACTAACCATTTGGCGTTTAGCCGATTCTGGATTTGCTGTTAATACCGAACTCATAAATGATAAAACATCTGCACCAACTCCTAAGAATATTTCTTCAAACTTCATTAGATTTTGTTTTGAAATCTTTTGTTGGTCTTGTTTATCGGTTTGCTCAGCCCAAGCTTTTAATTTTGCATCTTGGATTGTATTAATACGGAATGATTTATCACCAAAAGCCCATCTTTTAACCAATCCTATTTTTTCTTGTGTATCTAATTTCTTTGCACCTTTTTCTACAAACTTAGTCCACCAAGCCTGATGATAATCAGCTACACCATCAGAATCGGATAATCCAAATTCTGATTGTAGTTTACTAATCATAGAAATATATTTTCCTTGTAACTTAGCAAGATGCTCTGATTTAGGAAGTTTTTGTATTGGTGGTCCTTGAATTGTGTATTTAGATTGAACATGTCCATTTACTTGCTTAATCATACCAGCCAATATTCTAGCTGCTTGTTGATTTTCACCAATTACATTTCCTTCGTTATCATATTCAAAAGTTCCGTGAAATACTAATAATGGTTGTCCATATGGAATTACATTTACCGAAGTTGGATATATTACTTCCAAATTCATAAAACAACTACCACCTTTGAATATCATTTTTCTTTGTGGCTCAGAAAGTGCTCCTATTGCCTTTGAAAGGTCACTCATAGCAAAATTATATGCATCAGTCAATCCACCTCTACCAGCAAACTTATCTGCTACCTGTCCTATTGTCATAGCACCAGCTCCTTTGTTTTTAAGGTGTGATTTGTTACGAGCTGCAACTAATCTACCATTTACCCAACTAACTGCTAATGCTTGCCCATCAGTCTTCTCTCTTGCCAATTCCAAATCACCATTTAGTGCTCTTACTACAATTTGTTTAAGGTCACCAAATGTTAAACCCATTTCAATATCAAATGGATGTGCCATATGTCCATAAGCTCCACCTTCTAAAATTAAACCTTCGTTTGTTGGTTTTTCTATTTTAGCTAATTTATCATAATAGTTAATATCTTCCCACAAATGGTCCATAGCTATTTCAGTTGCAATACGAACATCAGTTGTGTGTTCCATTTCAACCTTAATACCTTTCATTAATTTAGGTTTAATATATTCTGCTGCATATTGTTTTGGGTCATAGTATCCTTTACTATCCCACTTCTTAGCCAAATCAATTAGGGTTTTTCCCTTTGCCAATCCGCCAGGTATTTGGTCTTCTTTTACTGGTTGGTATTCTTCACTACCATCTTTATCCAACTTTGATTTTAATTTCTTAACATCTTTTGGATTTGGTGCACCATTTATATATCCACCAGCTAAACTTAAACCAACACCAGCTCCACCACCCAATCCTTCTTTAATATCTTTTTTAGGAATTCGAAATGTTACAGCTTTCTTACCATTGATTGTTGGCATTCCCCACTCATCTTTACCTATGGATTTAACAACAACTTTTTTGTTCTTAAATTTACCCATTAGAATTTGGTCACCAACTTTTACATTCAATTTGATTTCTTCGTTAATACACTCTTTTAATTTCTTCAATTTAAGAGTAATCATTTTGAATATTTGGTCATCAAACTTTGGATATGCTTTTGTAAAATTCTTTTTTCTTTCAGCCTCACTTCCACTACTTAACCAATAACGAACATCCGTTCCACTAATAGGATTTGGTTGTGAAGGTGCTGCGTAAACATATCCTCTATCCAAATAAGGTTCAGTTACTTTACCTTTATATGGAGTGAAGTATTTACCACCTAAACGTGATGAATCCTTTTCACCTACAACAGTTATAAAACCAGTTGTATCTGAATTAAATTTATTTAATATTTCTTCTGGGGCGTATGGGTTTCGTACATTAAAGATTTTGTTTGATGGGATACCAAACATCTTTTGCATTATAGCTTTCTTTTCCTTAAACCCAAATGGAGATTTATTCGAATCGGTTACATCTGAAGTTCCTATATATACATTATCCTTTCCGAACTTCTTAATCAAATGGTCATATGTTGCGTAATGACCCTTATGAAAAGGTTGAAAGCGGCCAGAATAGACAACAACTACTTTGTCCATTTGGTCCGCTTCTCCCAATATTGTTTCTACTAAAAATTTTGCTAATCCTTTCATATAGTTTTCTATACTATATAAATATTAGGATTACTCTTTTACCACTTTCATTGATGATGGTTGCTGAGGTTGCTGCTGTTGTTGAGTCTGCATTTGCTTTCTAGTTGGTGCACCAGGCTGATACATAATAGTACCATCTGCCAAGTTTATTCTACCCTGTGGGTATTTATCATCTATCGCATCCAACACATCTCTCAATTCTGCATTTTTAGCAGCGAATTCATCATCAAATTGAATTTGCAAGTCATCCAATCTTTTTAAATCAGCCTGAAGTTCATTTCTTCTGATATAAATTTCTCCAAATCTTTGAATAACTGTTGAAATATCGTTATTTAATTTTTTAACGTTTTCAACAACAGATTCATCCAATTGTACAGTTTCAATATCAACTGAAGTTTTTTGTGGAATTTTATCTAATTCTGCCATAAATTATTGTTTTTGTTTTTGTATATATAACTATATTACTTTTTATTTTTTAAAATGTTTGTTGTACTAAACCCTGGTATCTTATCAAAAAATTCTATTTTCGGAACATATTCAACTCCTATAATTTGGTGATATTTGTAATCGTTTCCAATTACCATAATATCAGGTCCCCATTCTTTTATTCTTTCTACCAATTCATCATCAGTTCCAAAAGACACCACAGAATCAACACCATTGATAGCGGATACAAACTCCATACGGTCAGCCAGCGTATTGAACGGCCTTCCCACTCCTTTTTTTGAACAAACTCTTTCATCCGTATCAATCCCCACTCGTAAGGTGCCCAAGGATGCACCATGTAACATAAGCCTGATATGGCCAATGTGTAAAACATCAAAAGTTCCATTTATCCAAATTTTTTGCATTATAAAAATTTCTCCAATTCTTTGATTACCATTTCGGAAGTAATTGATTTGGTACATTCAAATTGTCTTTCAGTTCCCTTATGGTCCGGACACCAATTCCAATCACCAGCATCTAATCTTAAACGATTAAAGCATCCTTCACATTTTCCTTTTGGAGTTGTTATTCTAATACAATCTTCCATTTCGGCCCAATCATATGAAAATCCACTTATTAAAACAGTTGGTACATCCAATGCCCAACTCAACCAACTTAATCCACTACCAATACCAATAAAAGCTTTAGATTTTTTTAATTCATCCATAACCAATTCAATAGGACCGTTTGGATGTTTGATAATTCCATGAGGTAGTTTATTACCCATATAATCATCATCTTCTTTTGATATAAGTTTAACAGTATATCCTTTACTATTTAACCAATCAACAACATCTTGCCACCCAGTGGGATTATTCCAAAATTTTGATTGAGCAGTTCCAAATACACCAATACAAATTTGATTAATTTTTTCTAATGGTGGATTTTTTCTTTTTAATTTTGGTTTTATTTCTTTAAATGATAATCCTAAAATATCAGAACACATTTTTTGAAGTGTTACTGTCTTTGGGTCAACTGGATTTTTAAATAAATTTATAGAATTATCTTCATTATAAAACAATCCAACACAATACATTGCGTATAAATTATCTGCTGTTTCGCCCGGCTTTATAAATTGTATTTCTTTATATTCGGATGAAAAGAAATCATTCATAAATGTTGATACAACTAATTTACAATTATGTTTTTTTCTAAATTCTTCAAAATAAGGAAACCAAGATAACGTATCACCTAATGCTTTTGAATCCAATGCTATGTAAACTCTTTTATCAGAAGCATTATAGTTGAATTCATTCCATAACTTTTCATTTTCATAAATTTTTATTTTCCAATCTACAAAATATTCTATATTACACTTACACCAACAATTATTACTTATAGTTGTTTTATATTTCAACTCATTATTATTGTTATCTATAAATTCAACAGTATATTTTGCGGTTTTTGGTCCTTTTATTTCTACAAATGGACCTCTTACAAAATGATAAGTTACTTTATTTTGTTTATCAATTTTATTAGATAGATTTTTTTTCAAATTATCGTATATCATTAACTCCAAGTTTTAACTGTTAAATCTAGAAGAGAAAATCCTTCTGCTTGCTTACTATATACCTTATTAGTTGTATATCTATTTTTTGGATGATTGTAAAATACATGGTTATACCAAAGGTCACCAACATCCCACCCACAATCAACCAATCTATCCATCCACCAACTCTTAGTACGATTTGGTATTAGGTAAGCATGTGCTAGGTCTTGATTATAAGCTGTCTTTGAAAATAATTCATCTATTTTATCTTTACCTTTAGATGGATTATCTGCCAATCCTATATAATAAACATCATCTCTTTCGGATATAAAACATGCTTTATGAACTATATTAACAAATTCTTCTAAACCAGTATAGATAAATGCATCTGCTTCAAATATTAAAGTATAATCAAAATTTTCGTCATCCATAGTTTCTAATGCGTTTCTATGTGCTAAATAACAACCATAGTGCCTACCAGTTATCCAACCAAGACCAGCACCAGGATATAATTCTCCTGGCTTATTATCTTTACTTAAATGTTCGGGTCTTCTACAATTTTCTGCAGGTGCCAATCCTTCATAAACTTTATTTACAATTGGTTGATAAACCATTCCATATTTTTCTAATTGTTTTATAGATTGAATGGATACTCTTTCTCTCATATCATCCGGCCTAGTCAACATATGTTTAATTTGTATTCTTGGCTTTTTTCTAATATAAGAACGATTACCTCTTGCTATTTGTTTATAGAAAAAATCGTCAGCTGCTTTTGTTACACCAGGAAAATAACTTCCACCATAATCATCTCCTGTAATATATCCGCCAGGTTTTATTTTATTATACCATATGTTCAAATCATTTGTAACATCTTCAAAAGTATGCCCTGCATCAATCATCATAAAATCAATACTACAATTTTGAAATTGATTTGCTGCGTTTTTAGATGTATCTTTTATTATATTAAATGTTTCATAATTTTCCGATAGCACAGTATTATCTATAAATTCATAAAATATATCACCATCGAATGATTTAACAATACTTTTATGCAAATCTTCATCATCAGTTCCTTTAAAAGTATCAATTGTTGTGAAATTTATTTTTTTGTTAGATTTTTTAATTTTACTAGCTAAATAATTTGTTGATTTCCCAAACCATGTTCCAAGTTCTACTACATTTGCAAATGGTGGAACTTTTTCAACAACTTCATCATATAAATCTTGATATGAAAACCAACCAGGCAATTCATAAAAATCAGGATTTAATTTTTCTAATATAATTCTTTTGGTTAATTTTAAATCATCATTTATATATGTAACCAATGGATTATTATCATAGGTATCTAAGTAAGTGTGCAACTTCCTAAATATACAAGGAAGTTTATAAGAAAGTGCCTCTTTTATTGATAGTGGATTCAATTCTAATTTAGAACTAAAATAAAACATATCAGAAGCTGCGTAAAATGTATCAACATCGTTTCTTTCTCCCCATATGTGGCAGTTATCAGGAACAAATTCCATTAAAGGTCTCCAATATTCTTCATAATTCATAGCTTGGTTTCCAACAAAATGAAATTTAATTTTATATTTTTCCAATTGCCTTGCTATATCAAATATTTCAGCTTGGTTTTTGCCAGGTGAAAATAAACCAACCATTAATATATGTTTCCAAGTTGAATCAAAACCTAATTCATTTTGTGCGGCAATTTTATCAAAAGTATAATTTTCTATTGGATATTCCCATAATACAGTTTCTACACCTGTATTTTCAAATTTTAATCTACTCCACTCCGATACCAAAACATATCTATCTGGATGATAGTATATATCATCGGGATTTGTAAAAGAACCATGCGTTGATGCTACTATAAAATAATTTCTATCCTTTTTAAATATTTTTTCCAAAATATCAGTTGATAAATCAAATTCAGGTATTTCTTGAAAATGTATAATATCAGGTTTAAAATTATCTATTATAGAAATTATCTCAGATTTATCCGAACCCAATGTATGTAATGTTACTAAAGATTTTATTCTATTTTTTTGAACAACAAAAGCCGTACCACCACTATTATTTATTTCAACAACTTGTATTTCAAAATCGTTTATAAAGTGTTTTATTTGTTTGTATGTGTATTGTGGCTGTCCACCAGTAGATAGATGTGGACATACATAGAGTAACTTTTTCTTTCCCATAAATTGTAACAAATATACTAAATTATTTTGATTTTACCAAATTATTTTTCATAAATAACAGTACCATCAACTAAATCAACTTCACCATTTGGATATTTCTTTTCCAAATCATTCAATTTATCGTTTAATTCTGCCGTAATTGTTAGATATTGTGATTCCATAGATTGCATTACATTGTTCATTTGTTTTAACTCTAAATGAACTTGTCCTATACTAACAATTAACTCATTTTGTTTGGTTCTAAGTTCTTTTAGTTTTTCTACTAAAGATTCTTCTAATTTTTCAGTATGTTTTTCCATATTATTTTTATATATAAATATATATCTTTTTGTTAAGAACCCAATTTATTTTCCAAATCTTTAACTTTTTTAGTTAATTCTTGAACTGCTTTCCATAAAACAAACGTCAATCCTACTTTATCAAAACCAGCTGTTAAATATTCCTTTTCTCCATCAGGATCAGTTGGGTCTTTTGGAAACCATTCATAATCTACCAAATGTGGTAATCCAGCATCAACAACTTCTTCTGCAATCATACCAATTTGTAGTTCTGGATTTTCCAACTGCTCATCTACTTTCCAATAAAATGTTCTTACAGGAATATTATTTATAGTATCTAATAAATTTGTAGGTGTCCAATTTTGAATATCGTATTTTAATCTTCTAGATGAAGTACCTCTACCAATTGTCCAGTTTGATAATGATACTTCCAATCCTCTAATAGTACCACCACCTGCACTATATAAATTTTGTAAATATACAGTAGGAAATGTTTGTCCACCTTGAGTTGTTTGAGTTAAACTAGCATTATTTAAATTACTAGATTTCCAAGTTAATTGGCCAGTTCCCATTGTAATACTATTATTATTTGTATTAATAATACCAGTACTACTAGCTATATCAATAGCGGTTCCACCAGTTGTTCCAGATATTTGAATTGGTGTGGTTGAGCCATCTCCAATAATTTTCAAAAATCCTTTAGATTCCAATACAGCAGCAGCCGAACTATTTTCTCTTTTTAACTTTATATATCTATCTGTTGATGTTGCAACTTGAATACCATCATTTGTTAATTCTACAACATTTATATTTGATGTTGCCGATATTGCTGGTGTTGTTTCACTAAAGGTTACACTAAATCCAGAACCACTACCACCAGTATTATATTGAAATCCTTGGCAAACAAAGAATGTTTTAAATGTATATGTAGTTGAGGCTGAGTTTGGTGGTGAGAATCCAAATGTTCCAGTATATCCATTAAAATTTGCATAAGTTTCATCAACTCCACCATTCCACCAATCTGAAGCAATAATAACTTCGGAAACTAAGGTTGCACCATCATAAATTCTATATCCCCAATACAAGTCCATATAACCTTGTCTATTGAAAGAATCTATTACGGCCGCTGCGGATGGAAACACTACACTAGAATCTACATAGTACCCCGCAGGTACAGTAAAGTTTTGTCCTGTACTTTCCACATCAATACTAACTCCAACAGAAGATGCGTAACTATTAGTATAAACTAAAGATTCTGCGGATAAACTTATAGATGAACCGCCCAAATCAGTCAATGCACCATAGTTTACTTTAAGACGAGTTGTACCACTTTCTTTAATTGCCAATCCAGGTAAAGATGGGTCAAAGAAAATTCTATTTGTACTATCTCTCAAATTTCCAGTATCGGAATCTACTGTCCAGTTACCAATAGAACCAGCATTTGCGTTAATTGTACCAGCAATGCTTGCATTTGTAACAGACAATCCAGAGGTACTCAAAGTAAAGCCAGGTCCACTTAATACACCATTAGCCATTGTAATTGAGTTAGCACCAGTACCAACACTCATAGAACCACTATAAGTTCCAGTTGCTGCATTAAGTGCTCCTTTAAAATGTGCGTTTCCTGAACTATCAACTGCAAATCCTTGCATTCTAACCGAACTTCCGGCTAAGTTTATAAATGTACCAGTTTGTGCAAATAGTGGGTCAGAACCAGCTACATAGTTTGTAGATTGAATTGCTGTACCAGCAAACATATTTGCTACAATTACACCAGGTCCAATAAATGTAGTAGCGTTACCACTATTGATTGAATTAATCGCTGCCATAGCACCCAATGACCCACTAAGTGCATTTACAGCTACAGCTGTTTGAACCGCCGCAACATTAATAGATGTATAAGAACCAGATGCTATCGAACCACTTACGCCAGCTTGAGATGCGGCGTTACCACCGGTTACAGTTATATCTCCTGCAATTTCCAAACTGCTACCATTCCATTTTAGATATCTATCACCCGCTCCATTTACAATTGAAAATCTTCCAGTTGTACCACCAGAACCAATTGGTTGCTCATAAATTCCTAAGAATATACCAGGTCTTTCGTATCCAATAACCGAACCACCAGGATTTAAAGATGAACCACCAATACCAGCAGTACCTACTGTTGCATTTTGTCCGATAGCAATATATGGGTCAGTTCTACCACCAGCTATTACAATATTTGCAAATGCACCAGTACCATTTTTAGTACCAACATTAATTGTATTCTTAACATAAGATTCTTCAAAAATTGCAATCTTAGCTGCCACAAAGAATTCTTCTTGTCCCAAATATTCCCAATAGTCAAGTTCGGTATCAGGTTGTTTATCTCCAATTAAAACAAACCCAGCAGGTGGTGAACCACCAACATAAAAAGTAGAAGTTGTTGGATTTACATATGTGTTAGGACCCGAACCACTAACAGCTGCGTAATACGATGTGGTGCCAGGCACTGCATTGTAAATTACCGCATCTCTACGATTATTTGTTGTTTCAACCATTCCTATATAATCGGTTTGGTCACTCCATTCACCTCTCATTACAATACCAGGCCCAACTGCTCCTTCAAATTGAACAGAGAATGATTGTGTTTTAAACAATGTAGTTCCAGGTCTACTAATACTTCCAGAAACATATTCACAATCTATTTGATAAACAATTTCTCCGGTTAAATTAGTTTCAGGCGCTGTCCAACCAACAATAGGTGGCATATATGCCGGATTACCAGGAAGTATAGCATTTGGTGTGTTATACGGAGATGGTAATGCTAAATGTGATGAATATGAAAGTATTGAAACTACATATTGATTTGGATATCCAACTTCATCATAAGCATCCCATTGAGGTCCACTAAATCCACTTGGTTTATGTGTAAGTTCAGTATTACCTCTATAAGCTTTTATTACAGTACCAGTATTATTAAACTCCAATTCACCAGAAACTCTATTAACTATTGCCGAATTTTCATTCGTCATATATACATTATATGGAGCTGGTGGTGTATATTGTACTGATAGAGATTGTGTTACAAATTGAGATTGTCTTCCATTTTCAAAATCAATTTTATAAACAATTTCTGCAGATTGAGAAACACCCCATTTTCTCCAATCGGATAAATTAGGAGCTTGTGCCGGGGTAGTTGTGAATCTACTTATACTTTGAGTTACCCAATTTGATTTTGAATAAATAGATGCGGATGAATATCCTAAATTACCAATTAAATTACCCAAATAATCGTAATCATCAGGTTGTATTGGTGTGGGGTATCCATTATTTGTTACAATACTTTTTGTTACATTTTCTAATTCAGTTGTACCTTTAAAAGTTGTTAATCTAATTGCAGTTCCATTTAGATTTTTTGTCCAAAGGTCTCCTGATATAGATGTGTTTTCGTTAGTTCCAACAATTTTATATGCATCTGCTCCAGCTTTAACACCAGTAATTGTTAATTGTCCTTCTGCTCTAACAGGTTTATTTCCAGCAGCTATTGGACTAGTTCCATCAGGATCCCCATCCCAAATTTTAACTTTCCAAGTTTTATTTTCACCAGGCCCAGCAGCATCTGATGCATCTATATTAAGAATTGCTTCTTTTGCACCTACTGTTGTTTCTGGGTCTGGTCCTTGCCAAACTTGTTCGCTTCCATCCACATCTATATAATACCATCTAAACCAAACAGAGCCTGTTGTGTTAAAGGCAGTTGCTGTTAAATCAACACCACCTTCAGGAGTTGTTTTAAATCCATCTCTATTGTAATTTATTGTATATGATGATGCCTTTAAATCAACTGAACGTGCATTTGGTGGTGCAACAGTTTTTGTAAATGTTTGTGTACGAGTATAAATTGATGATGTGTATAAATGTCCAGCTCCTAATGCGTATGGATACACTTGAATTGTGTAAACTGCGCTTGCCGATACATAAGGATAATCAAATCTATTAAAATTTAAAGTTGCAGTGTCTAATGATGATGATGATAACGAACCAGTTCTTATATTCCAAACATTTAAAGACCCCGTTGTTTCAACTCTATTAATTCTCCAAGTTCCAGGTGCGGTTGATTGTGTTGTAAATCTTAAAAAATCATTACCTTCTTTTACTTGAATTTTAGTATTTGCTGCCGTATAATTTTCTAATGGTACATAACCAACTTCATCTGCTTTTAACGCAACAGATGTAGGTAAAATAATTATTTGTATTGGTTCTGGTCCATCTAATGTTTTTGTATAATTTTGAGTTATACTTGATGTATATACCGAAGATGTATAATATGGTTGTATTTCTAAATTATATAATATACTACCACTTAAATCATTAAATTTACTTGCGTTTCCTACTAAAAGATACTCATCATAAGCAGACCCTAAAGGTACATTATCAATCCAACTTCCAGTCATTATATTACTACCTGTAATCCAAAAATCGGAATTAATTGAACGAGATGCTGTATAGAAAGTACCTGCTGTTCTTGTTTTATTAAATTTTAAATAACGAGAACCTTGCTTTAATCTAATTTGCGTAGCCGATTGGTCATAGCTTGTTACATCACCTCTTGAATTTGCTTTTAAATTTACACTAATTGGATTTATTTCAAATATAATAGTTTCATCTCCTGGTTTACCTTCAGGTATAATTGTAAATGTTTTATCAAAACTTACCGATGCTGAAGTCCAAGGTTCTGTATATGTAAAAGTTAATGTTAGATTTTTAGTTTGTTGTAAAGGACTTCTTACATTAGAATTTGATGGAACTTGTGATGGTATAACTAATTTATTATCATCAATAGCAGTAACAGTAAGAGTTGGGTCTAAACTTTGTGTATGATAATACATCCAATATTCAGGCACATAATCTTTATTAATTGACATTGATGGATAAACCTGAAACGATGATGTTATATATTCATTTTCTCCAGCAGTTGCTCTTTTTGCAAATGATGCGGTTGCAAATGCAAAAACAGGTTTAAATTCAATATCTAGTCTAGGATTAATTGTAAAAGAATCTGCATTAAATACAACTTTACCACTATCTAATCCATCTTGCAAGTCTTCCAATACAATAGATGCTAAAACGGAAGAAGATGCCTCATACGCAAATTTACCAGCTGCTGATGATGATGGCATTAAATAAATTATTCTTCTAAAATCAATTGAATCTCTAGTAAAAGTTGCATTATAATTAATTTCTTGTGTACCAATTGAACCCGTTGTCAATCCTTCAAACATATTACTTTGAGTAACATATGCAAGGTTTACAAATTTTTCAATTCCTTCTAATGACTTTGAAATAACATGCAGTTGAATATTTCCAAAATTTTTCTGAGCACCGGCATTTAAAAGAATATCGTTTATACCATCTATTCTAACTGCTTGTATTTCTAAAGATGCGGTACTACTATTTCTAATTTGAGTCCCTCTATATGGTCTTATAATATGATTTACCCCACCAAATCCATCTAATATTTTGTAAATGTTTATCGTATCAGTATATCCTTCACATTCACCCGTTATAGTTACCAATTGAACATTAATATCGGTTCTTGAACCTGTAAAATTTGCAACAGTTAAAAATGGGGTTGCCCCAGTAATATTATCCAATCTACCAGGATATTGCTGACCAGTCCAAGAAGCAGTATAATCTGAGCCCGATAGTGCATTTCCAAAAAAGTCATATGACTGAGATGTAAATGTTACAGAACCAGTTAATAATGTTTTTTCTATTTCAACAGTAATAACAGTAGGTGGAACTGGATTAGAACCGGAATCAAATTGAAATCCTGTTGCCGATGGTATTAATCTTAATTGTTTTCTAATAGTTTGTAAATTACCACCATCAAATGTTTTACTTGCTTCAACTAAAACAGGAATGTAGTTATTGTTTATATCATAAAATTCAAAACGATAATCAAATGTTTCAATTGGTAAACTTCTAGGAACTGATTGTATAAAAGTAATTTCATCTGGTGAATATGCGGTTTCTTGCGCTGCTGTTAAACTAATATTTGCAATATACCAACCAGAACCAATTACTTCAAAATATAATTTAGCATTATCAATTTCTTCCGATGTAAAGTTTTGTATTTTTATTTGCTTTTGTAAAAGTGCATTTGAAGAATTTATTTTTATGATATCTTGCTCAACTTGCACTATTGTTGCATTTCCATTTATATTTGTTGTTCTAGAACCACTTATAAATGCTCTTATAAAATAGTTTTGAGATATATTTTGTTGAATTCTAGAATCAAATTGTAAACTATATTCAATACCTTCCGTTAATAAAAGTGATTTTGATGTATAAAAATAAGTAGATGATACCGCACTACCATCTAATTTTATAGAATCAAATAAATAAGTCTGATTAAACTCCGTTGTTAAACTATTTGATGATGTTATCCAATACTCTTTATGATTATTACCATCAAAAATACCATAATATTCTTGATTTTTTAAAGTACTTTCTAAATCTACCAATAGTTCATTTGATTCTAATTTTATTTCCTGTACAAATTGATAATCAGATAAATCGGATTGAGATTTTCTAAATATCTTAACTCTAGCACAATCACCAACAAATGTTGTTAAATCAGTAAGTTCTATTTTTGCAAATGAACCGGTTAAGGCTGTTTTTAAATTATCAACACCTTCTGTATAATTAAATGATGCCGTATATCCTACATTACTAAAATTTGCAACCAATCCATTTGAAGTATATGGAGTTTGTACTATTAATTCCTTATTATTTACAAGTTCAGTAACTAAAGGTGAATATCCTAAATCAGTTTGTAAATATGTATCAACTACAGAACCTGTCCAATTGGTATCATCAATTATTTGTAAAAGATATGATGCTGGTGATGTATAATTTACTAATGGCTGTCCTTGGATTGGTGCTTGAGAAATACCATCAATATATCCTTTTTGTGTTTTTGTTGCTACAACATTAGAATAAATTGGTTTTACAATTTCTTCAATGTTTACAACAGGTCTTCTATAAAATCTTACTTTATCTTCATTAGATAATAATCTATTTACCTGAAAATCTTTTTCCCATTTTAAATTATATACATTTTTCCATTCATCTGGTATTTGTTGTACAATACCATTATCATCTACATAAGTTTTTAATTCACCTAATATTGTAATTTTTGCAGAACCAATTGGTGTATCTTCGTATATATAAACAGCAACCAATTTTGATGTACCTTCATAATATTCAGGAACACCATTACCAGGTTCATAGTAAATAGGGTCACCATTTACATCTAAAATTTGAATCTTTATTTCTGTTGATTCTTTTAAGTGTTCAGAACCTTCTATCAAAAATCCGTTTTTACCACCAGTAAATGTATCCTTAAATTCTGTAATTTTAAAATACTTAGAATTTGGAGCCGTATCTGTGATATACGTTTGAAACAAAGTTAAATTTTGAGTTAATACATCTGCGTATTTCTTTATTACTGCCATTTATTTTTCTATTATATAAAATAAATATTGGGATAATTTTTTATCTCCATAATTATATATAGAATTCTAAAGAAAAATAAAGAAGTAATGAAAAAATACGCAATGATTCAAATTGATGCCGATATACATCAACTTTTGAAGGAGTTTTGTAAAGAGAAAGGGTATAAAATAAATGGGTTAGTTGAAACCCTTATAAAAGAAAAGGTAGAAGCCTCAAAGAAACCTCTACCTAAAAATATATTACCAGTTAATCCTAAAATTTAATTTTAGAGAATCCATCTATCTTTTTAATCTCAATTAACCCATCCACAATATCTCTCATTTGTTCTAAGTGAGAAATTACCCAAATGAAATCAAATTGGGTTTTAAGATATTGCATCATCATAAACAATGAAGATAGATTATCAGCATCTAAAGTTCCAAATCCCTCATCAATTACTAAGAAGTTAGGTCTAGGCAGGTTGCATATGTTAATTAGAGCCACTCTAATCGCTAATCCCGATATGAACTTCTCCATACCACTACACATCTCAAGAGCCCACTCCTGGTCTTCGTAAACGATTTTAGCGTTAATGTTCTTTCCATCAGTATCCATTGATATTGAGAAGTCTACCACTTGTCCTAATATATTGTTTACTTCATTTTCAATTGCTGGAAGTGCTTTAGATATTAGTTCATACGGTACACCATCTTTCTTAACCGCATCTAAATAATATGTGTACAAATCGTTTTTAGTTTCTAATTCTTTAACTTCTTCCATTTTACTTTTTGTAGAATCTATAAAAGTATTAATAGAACCAATCTCACCTGTCAATTTTAAAATTGTTTTGTTTGTTTCAGAAATTTTCTTTTCAAAATCTTTCTTTTGGATTTCAATCTGAGATATTTGAGATTCCAATTCCTTATTATGAATAATTGTTGCTTCGTTAGCGTGATATAATTGTTTATTTTGAATAACAGCATCTAATTGAGTTTGTAACAATTGTGCGGTTGTTTTCATACCATCTAATTCTGCTTCTGATTTTTGAATAAGAATTTCACCTTGCTTATATTTGTTTCTTAATGTATTTAATCTTTCCCAAATATCTTCAACTTCTGCTAAAGGTTCACTTGCTTTAATTAATACACCATGTGCTATATTAAGGGTTTCTAATTGAGATTCTTGCTTTTTGACAAATTCTTTAGTTGCTATTGCATCTTTAACAAATACATTATTCATACAAAATTCACAATTAGGGTCATACTCATGCTCTGCTAAGTGTTTTAACTTTTCTAAATTAGCTTCATATAAAGATTCCAATTTATCTATTTGTTGTTGAACATCTGCAATCTTTCCTTTTGCCAAATCCCACTCTTTTTTAGCTTCATCAATATCCATTCCGTTTACAATAGCATGTTCGTTAATAGATTGAGATACTTCCGATAGCATTTGGGTATATGTTTGGATATTATCTTCCTTTGTACTAATTAAGATTTTATTATGTTCAATCTTTTCATTAATTGTTGTTTCGGATTTCTCTAACGCCGTTATGTTTAGTTTAGAATCAACCGGTGTAATCTCTTTACTTAATTCGGTAATTTTTTTAACACATTCATCTTTAGATTCAGTAAATCCTTCTACTTTAGAATTTAATTCATCTAATTGATTTTGTTTCTCAACCAAGTCGGTTTCCTTTTGGGCAAGTTCAGTCGTAAAATCCGTCCTTTTGAAATTTCTGATAAGTGCATTCACATCCTTAATATCATTTGTAGCCGTTTCATACAGCTTATCAAACACATCTAGTCCCATAAACTGAGCCATCAAGTCCTTTCTCTCCGATTGTGATTTATCAATGAATAAGGCATTGTTAGCTTGTAAGGAAAGTGCAGTCATTACGAAATCCTCATAACGGCCCACATACCCTTCAATGACTTGGTTGGTATCCCTTCTTTCCGTTCCGTTTAGAGATTCCCTTCCACTATCACCATCTCTCCAAAAGTCCACATCCACCTTTACATTCTTTCCCTTATTAATAGTTCTGCCCTCTCTACGGATATGGTATTGTACCCCATCAATAGAGAAATCTAGTTGACAATGGAAATCTGATTTACGATTGTTCATTATTGCAGATGCCTTATAAGCTCTACTACACTTATCAAACAAACAGAATGAGATTGCATCAAATAGAGATGATTTACCTTGTGCGTTTGGTGCGAATAATCCCATTAGTCCGTTTACTTTGTCAAAATTGATTACATTGTCCTCTCCGTAACTGAACATATTGGAGAATTCAAATCTTACCGGCTTCCAGCTTATGTTTCTTTGAGTATCGTCCGCACTTATTCTACTATTAATATCTCTATTGATTTTTTCTATACCTTCCAAGTCCTCTTTTGTCACAAATGGCATCATACGCTCGATATATTCACCTATTAAAGAGTTTTGATGGTTTATATCAGCTACAGTATCAACTTCCAACCTTGCTTCTCTATCGTTGGTTTTTTTCTTATTGAATGTATCCGTTCTAATTATTGTAAAGTCCTCAACACCATACTTTGCCGTAATGTCCGCCATCATTCTCTTAGTATCTGCGGTATCCGTATTAGTTACTCTCACTCTTAAACGAGGGAACTTGGGCATATCAGTTACATCCGGCACAATTCCACCATCAACATCTAAAGTGTAATATCCATAATCGTTTGGTAAATCAATTTCTTCGTAAGTCATTGTTTCCAAATCCCAAGCTAAAAATCCGTGCTTATCTAAACTCTCACCGAAGTTTTGTTGTACTAATGAACCAGCATAAACTACTTTACATCCTTTAGGTGAAATCATTTCTTGTCTTTTGTGAATATCACCCAATAAAGCTAAATGGTATCCATCAAATATATCAGTTGTGAAGTGTCTACTACTAACTACATAACCCACATCGGTTGTAGAGTTATCAACAGGTCCGTGAAATAATGCAATTTTAACTTCTGCATTTAAATCTTCTGCTTTAGGCCAATTAGATTGATTATCAAATATTGAAAATACACCAAACTGACATTGTTGATATGAAAAAATTGATGTATCTCTTAGGTAATGTAGATTTGGTAATTTTAATGCATCCACAATTGGAGTAAGTACATCTAATCTGTCCGAATTGTTCATATTACAATCGTGATTTCCAGCAATCATAATAGTTGGGCATGTATTAGAACATTCAGTTAATAACCAACTAATCTCCTTAACCAATTCAGGGCTCATTTCCAATTTAGCATGAGCTATATCTCCAGCTAAGTAAATAATAGCATCATCAGTTCCTCTTTTATTAATCTCCTCAAACATAGAGTAGAATACTTCTCTAAACTCTTTGTGTCTTTTGATGTTACGGATGTGTATATCCGCAATGTGATAAATTGTTTTTAATTTACTCATATATTATTTAATTTTGCCATCATCAAATCTTCCCAACTTGTCTCTTTGGCATCTTTTAGTAGTTCGTTTACTTTTTGAAAACCCATCTCACCAGCATCCTTATCAGTTGGAATGATATTACGAACTTTAATACCATTCTTCATAAACCAATCAGTATGCTTTGTAGAATCTTCAACAGCATCGGCATCTAACATAATTGTTACATCCTTAACACCCTTTTCTAATATTTTATTTTTGAGTTTGCTTAGTAAGAATTTCCCCAATAATGGAATTACATTTCTTTTGACTGAGAATGAATCAAACACACCTTCAACTAAGGTAATTGGTTCGTTCCAATTAACCATACCATCAAATACAATAACATCTCTGCTTATTGGTGGGTTCTTATACTTCATCTTTTCATCTTCGTAGAATGAGCGGGCTACAAAGTAATTAAGGTCACCATTCTCATCGTAAGAAGGGATAATAACCCTTCCACCATATACACCATCTTCACAATATCCGATGTTATATTTTACGATGTCAGCTTTGGTGATACCTCTTTTATTTAAATAGTGTAATGCCTGATTATAGGCTGGGTTAATACTCTTTGGACAGAAATATAATTGTTTGAATTCAGAAGGTAATTGTAACTTAGCTACATATTCCTCTTTTGTATCGTATTCTGGCTCATCACCATATACATCTTTTACAACAGCGATATCCCTCAAATCCACATTAAGTTTGCGGAGTAGGGATTGGATACTTCTTCCCTTAGAATCACATACCCAGCAATGCCATCTTTGAGTATCTAAGTTTACTTGCAACTTCTTTTTGTGGTGGTTACAAAATGGACAATGATGTGCCTGTTCATTTCTTTTTAAGGATGAACCAACCCCCAATGCAGAGTCTAATATAGTGATTATTTTTAATTTGTTCCTACCGGATAGCATATTTTAGGTTATATACACAAAAACTTATACAAATATACAAATTTTTTGGGATATAACCAAATATTATTATCCGAATGTTGAATTCTTTACATCATATAAGAAATCAGCTAAAAATTGTAATTTATTAGCTATTTGTTCTCTTGGTGTATTATTTAATACCATACCTTTGAGGTCTACAAGTGATGCAGCAGCAATTGAATGTGCATCATCTTTTGAGTTTAAGTAAGAATCTGAGATACCGTACTTTTTACAAATTTCATCTAAAGTCATAACGTTTGTTTATTAATATATATCCTTTCGAAAGAATTTTCCCATTAAATTTTCATTAATAGATTGCGGGTCCATCAAAACATCTAATTTGAATTGCCACCAAACTTCCCAATAAGTTAATGATTTTTTGGAAAAGCAGAACTGAATAATCTCTCTCTCAAAATCTCCGGCGTTTCCAGCCTTTACTTGCTCTTTTATCCATTCGTTAGATGAGTAATACTTTTCCCAATCGGATGCTTTTCTTACAACTCTCTTACGAACCTTTCCCTTTAAAGGTTTTAACCTTCTTGTTTGTGTTAATGATTTTTTACCAATGTAGAATTTACCAGTAGGGATATGTACGATTTTATAGACAAAACCAATCGCACCCTCTGGAGTGTTTTCTTCTGTAACAATATTTCCCTTAAATTTCCAAGACATTAATTACTTCTTTGTAATACTATCAGAGTATTTCTTTTCATTTAATGTACCACCTCTAGCTTTAAATAAAGCTTTATCATCTTTAGATAAATTCAAGCCGCCATCAGCTTCTATTTTAGTTTTGTCACCACCTTTTGTATCAGCCTTTCCAGCTTTTGGTAATGATTTTTCGTACATTTCTAAGATACTTGCCATTTTTTTGTATTATTTACTAATATAAATATAACCTTATGTATCAAAACGAACAATAAAATTAACAGGATAATCCGGTAATGATTTTATTGGTTTTGGTAATTTTGCCACTGCAACCATATTTAATTCATCATCATATAAACCAATTGTTGTAATATATGGTGCCAAATAAGAACCAGTTGGGTCTAAAGATGAACTATATTCATAATCATCAAAACTTCCAAATTTACTTGGATTTATCTGAGATTGATATGCGTATTTTGAATTTCTAATCCATTTAATTCCAGAATCGTAGAATGATGATGTTACCAAATCATCAATTTTTGTTGAACCAGGCCTTTGAATTATTTTTGTTATTATAGTACCACCATCTTCATAAACAGCTGATGGATTTTGTGATACATTAAATTCATTTTCTAAAACCGATATAAAAATTTCGTTTTCATATAATGTTTTTGTTGAACGATAATTTAATGTAAATTGAGATAATATAGAACCACTTGTTATATCTCTTGTAAGAATAATAAGACCTCTATCATAAAAAATATTACCAGCAACATTACTACCAGAATCTAAAAGATTTGAATACCCATCATCTGAATATGTTTTACCAGTTTGTTCATCTTCTAAAGTCACAGTTCCAATTTTAATACCTTCTCCATAAAATATTTGTGGTATTGAAATTACTGCTATATCATCTCTTAAAATTCTTTCATCATTTGAAGCATACGATTTACGTTTTCCAACTTCAGTCAATATTGATGATGTAGCTGGATTTGTGTAAAATTGAGATTTTATTGATTCATATAATATTTTTTTAACAAATCCATGGCTTTTTTCATCAGCATCAATATCAATTAATGTATTGTTTGGATTTTTTCCAAAAATAGGATATATATCATTCTCATCTAAACTCCATTCCTTATAGACCTTCATAGGTCTTGTTATAATATCTGATTTTGGAATTTCTTTGAACATTTATTTTTATTTTATATAAATATTTCTTAAATAAAAAACCCCCTTTCGGGGGTTTCGTATTAAAAATATACTCTATTAGAAGGATAATTTAACTTTTATAAGAACTTCCTTATCAAATGATTTAACAATTGGTTGAGAAGTTTTAGCTACTGCTAATAGTTCATTTGAATCATTATACAATCCTACAGTTGTAATATAAGTTTGTGGGTCAGTTTCAAATGTTGTTTCTACAAAGTATCCATCAGTATCTATGTAAGTAGGATTATTTGAATAGTTAAATTCTCTATTTGTTGCTCTTACAAAGAAATGTTGTGTTGAAATGTTTTCAGTTCTTCTTGCTTCAAAATCACCACCAGCTCCAATAGCTTTTACCAATCTTAAATGATTAAATTGTTCTCTATCTTGTGCATGCGAACCACTTAAACTTCCACTTATTAAATAAGAACCATCTTTAGTATATGCTCTGAATGCGTCTATTGTTCCAACGGTAGAACCAATTGCTTTTGCGTTAAGTACAATAACACCTCTATCAGGATAGAATAAACCATATCCTTCTCCAGTTGTTGCATCAGTAGTAGTATTTATAGTTGCTTCATTTTCAGTTCCTAATTCTAAAGAACCAGAAACAACTTTAAATGTTCTACCACTTAATCCCAAATCATCTCCAAATTTCTTTCCACTATTATCAATGAAAGTAAATGTACCATTAGAACCAGCCAATTTCATTGACCAGTTACCAGCATCCATCTTCTCTCTGAATCTTCCTCTAGCTATATTGATTACATAAATTCCATTAGCATCGGTTGAAATACCAGATGCATTTTCAAATGAAAATTTAGTATCAGTTGGGTCTAACAACATTGAACGATATTGTGCATATGTTGCTTTTGTTGCTAAAAGTGCATTATCATTATCTGCAAGATTCATTGAACCACTTCCATTAACATGTCCATATGCAACTGCAAATTGTACTTCCGCAGAATCAGCGTATGCAACCGGATTGTAATCGTAAACATTTGCGTAGTAATATCCGCTAGTTCCTAACATTTGTGCAGATGCTGTATAAATGTTTCCTAATGAACCAGAATCTCCAGTCCACAAACCAGTTGTTACTACTTCAACTTTTGCGTTTACTTTATCAAAATCACCAAATCTTTTGTATATACCATTTGTAACACCAGCGTTGGTTGCTATTTGTTGCCCAGCTGGTAGAACACTATTAAGTAATGTTACCAATTGATTTGAATCAACTGTGCCCGTATTAGCTAAATCTCTAATTTGGGCGGTTATATTAGGGTCTGTAATTAATGCCATTTTATATATCTATTTTATGCTTTATAAGTTACAGTTACTGGTATTGTTTGAGAACCACCGGTTTCATTACCATATACAGTAAGTGTTGTTGCTATATCAATTGTCAAGTTTGGATTTGGTGTGAATCTGAATTCTAAACCATTTACAACTTGTGCAGTTGTTGTTATTTCTTCTCCTAAGAAAACAGGAACAGTTCCGTTACCACTTGCAGCTCCTCTTGTTGCAACTACAGTACCAGCTCTTTGGTCTGCTAAAACTACAGTGTAACCTGCGTTAGTGTTTCCAGCAGGAGATGTAGTTGGAGAAAGTGCAACACCACCTTCAGTTTGATTTACAGCTATTGAAGGTACGCCCAATCTTACAGTTGGGATTTGTGTTGTTCCTTTTGGAAGAGTCACTAATTTATATCTCAATACTTGAGTTTCATCAGGTGATGCTTCTGTTACAGGAATTGCTCTAATTGCTGAATCATAATAAGCTGAGCCTTTTGGGTGCGCTGCTTCGTATAATGTATAATCAATCTCATCATCTCCCAAAGCAAACTTTGTGATGTTTAAAGATTGACCTGATGCTAATTTTTGTCTACCTTTTTTGGTTAAAATTGCATCTACTGTTATTTCGGTATTATCTAAATATGCCATTTGATATTATTTTATGCTTTATTTCTAAAATAAATATAACCATTTATTATTTTCAATCTTAATCAACTTCAAGTATTGGTTCACCACTACCTCTACCAGTCTTAGCAACTCTAAGAATGTTAGGATTAGTTGTAAATGTTTCTACTGGTTCTAAACCATCAGGTGTGGTTGCTGCATTTTGTACAGAACCTTTCCAGAAAGAACGTATCATACCTTCCGTTAAATTATTTTTATAACGATAGTGAGTTGGTAAATATCCATTTACCGATTGTACTTCTACTATATCATTTCCAATTTGAACACTACCACTAAAAGGTAAAATAGATACTCTATATTTGTATTTAGTTACAGGCTGTTTTTTATACTTTACTTGGTCACCTGGTTGATATCCAGAAACTGGGTATCCAGATATTTGTTCATTAATATATTCTGTGTATTGTTCTTTTACTAAGAATATTGATTTCCTACTTCCCGTTGTTTCTGCATTACCAAAAACACCTTCCCAATTTCTAACAATACCATTACCTTTTTTAGCGTATATTCCAAAACCAGCATTTGCTAAAGAATCTCTTTCCATACCAATTTGTACAGATGTGAACACATCTGCACTACCAAGTAAAGTTGCTCCGTTTGGAACTTCAATATTTGCAGAACCAGTATTTGGATATGTTGGGAATGCTGTTTCAATATTATCACTTAAATTATAAACTATTGTACCATCGTAGTTTGGATTAGTTCCTTCTAAAATAATATTATCATTAGTATCAATTGCAGAATCATAATTAGGTAAATCTGCTGAAAGTGATGCTACATCTTCATTATTTATTAATGTTTCTTCAACTAAATATTCCAATTCAACAAGCGTATCATCTGCTGTGTTTATTTTTGTTTCGTAATCATTTCTTAATGATTCTGGTTTTGTCCATTTAGTTTTACTTCTCTCTAAATAGTGAGGTTCTATCAATAATCCTTTTGATATTTTTGCTCTAGCAGGAGCTAAATCTGCTAAAACTTCAAATAAAGATTTATCAATATACTTTATCAATCTAATATATTCATAGATATCTCTGTTATCCAATCTATCAAAGTAATATCCTCTTAAATCATCTAAAGATTTATATCTATCTTTATATTCATCTGATGGGTCTCCTATGTAATTATCAATATTGAAATCACCAAATGCTTTTAAGATATCCATATTTAATTCCTTAATTGGAGAGAAAAATAATCCTAAACGAGATGAGTCAATAGGAGCTTGGTCAAATGCTTTTTTGGTTGCTCTTTGTTTATAAGAAAGGTCAGTAACTAAAGATGCTGATTCAAAACGTATTTTATTTGAATATGTAAATCCTAAAGATGGAACAGTAGCTGTTACAGTTCTATCATATGGTGTATATTGATATGGATATGTTGGTGCAGAATACATCATACTTGCTGATGCATATGCCTCATCATAACTTGTATTTATTGATACATTTTTAATACCAATATCTAAAGTTCTATCTTTTGGATATTCAAAATCTAAACGGAATACTAAATCAGCAGTAGATGCTGTATATGAGTTTCCATTAATTGCATCTGGAAACAATGTGTGATTTTCAAATTTACTTTGTAGTAATGGTGTTTTCCATAAACGGAATTCATCTAAATTTCCTTCAAAATTATTACCACCAATTTGTAAATAAGAACCAGTTTCCCATTCAGTATCATCCGTTTGAAGTGACATACTAACAAATGTTGTAATTCTAGTACCATTTGTTGTTGCTAACCAAACCTCAAACCAAGAAGATGAATCGGCATTGTTATGTCTATTAATTAAAACATTTGAATAATATTCAGTTGAAACAGGAAAATCTAAACTACCTGTTTTGTAATCCGGTCCGTATGCATATGGTTCATCATTAATATAAGATATATAATATGAAGCTGTTACGGAAGCGCTTACGAATGGTTCATCAAAATAAGTACTAGTTGATTCATCACCACCAAAATTTAATTCTAATTTTGCAAATGAACCGGTGGTTTGTACTAAATCCAAACTCCATTCACTACCACTAATTAATGTATATGATGGATTTGGTTTGTATGTTGGTTTAATTCTAAATTCAACCGCATTTGGATAATCACCAAAACCAGGTATAACTTTCCAAGGTATTTTTACACTTGAGTCATCTTTTAAATAAATTGCAGCTGTTCTATCTTCAAATGTAAATTTAGATGAGCCACCTTTTGTTGGATCTTGAGGTCCACCAAATTCCATTATTGTCAACATAGATTGTGGCACACCATAACAAGCCATTACAGCCTTCATAGCTCTAGCCGTACCTTTATGTTTTAATAGATATGGTAAGTTATTTAATATTCTTCTCCAAACTTCGTTATTTGCATCTTCTAAACTTCTTCCATATTTGTATCCACCATCTTTCGTTGTACCAAATGCATACTCCCAAAGGAATTGAGAATCAAAAGCTCTTTTTCCATTCCAACCTAAAGAATCTAACATTTGATATACCATAGCATTTGATATACCAATATCTTGCTTATGTTCTAAATTTTTATTTGCTTTTAAAGCATTTATATAACACCATAATATATCAAAGTGTTGGCCAATCATATCTAAGAATAATAAAAACTCTGCGTTTTCATAATCTTCCACCAAATATTCAGGCATATTATTTTTCATTGAATGTGGATTATCCACATCAAATAAAGCACCCGAATTTGATGCAAATTCTAACCAACTAATTGATGATAAATTTTGCCAAGATTTTATTACTCTAAATACATTACCATTTGGCGCTACATAATTTTCTTTTGGAAATGCTAATGGATGTTCTGTTTTATACAACCATTTTTCAAATCCATCAAAACTTCTTACTAAGTTATTTATTTTTGTAGCTAATGCTTCTAATTCTTCTGTTTGTGATAATCCTTTTTGCTGATAAACTTCCCAGTTTAATGAATATAAACTATCTTCCGTAAGAATTTCTTCATCACCATCTATTTCAGGTGTACCAGCACCGCCAGCATCTTCTGTTAATAATGCCGCTTGATATGATTCATAAGGTGGAGTAAAAGTATCTGCGTAAAGTTCTTTGTATTTATTTGTTAAGTTTTCTAATACTTTTATTTTATAATAAAAATTATTAGCTCTTTCTTCACCAGAGCCAAAATGAACAAAATTATCCCAAACATAATCAGAACCACTTACATACTGAATATTTAACTTTTCCGTATCTATTGTGTTTTGTTCTGCAAATTTATTAATTAAATCCGTAGATGTTTGAGAACCACTTGCAATTAATTCATCAAATACTTTATAACCAATTCCATTATCAGGCTCTAAAGAAAAATTAGGTCCTTTTAATGGTGGGCAAAACGATGTATCAACTCCACTTATTGTAATTGTTTCAATAATAGGATTTGCTTGTAATTTTGAAATAAAAACTTGCTGATTTGGTTGTACCGATGTTGGTAATGGTTCATATAATTTTAAAATTAATGAACTATTGTGCCCAGTCCAAGTTGTAATTACTTTATTATCACCTTTACCCAAATGAAGTAAGTGTGTTAAATATTTTGAAGTATCTACATTGAAAACTGAATCATCAAATTGTTTAACAAATCCTTCAGTAATTCTATTAATAGCTAAATCTCTTGGAATTGTTAAATCACCTTTATCAAAATTAATTGTTATTAATTCTTCTTTACCAGTTACAACTTCATTACCTTGTTCATTATATGGTATTAAAATTAAACTTATAGAAATTTTATCGGCATCTTCAAAAGTTGCATTTCTATCTAAATTTAATAATTCTTGAAAATTTAAATCTACCCTTCCACTAGCAGATGCTTTTATGTATTTGTCTGTTCCGGATTTGTATATTCTAACATAATCCGTATTTATAGAATCGTATGAAATTGAAAAATCAACATTAGTTCCAACATAATCTGGTCCAAATAGTTTAGATGGATAGGTTATATTTCTTATATCAGGAACACCTACATAAAATTCATCAACTACATTTATTGCTAATTCTAAAAATTCACCATCACCTCTAGTATTAGATGGTACTATTAAAACTTTATATACACCAATTTTACTAAATGAATTAGCAGGTAAAGCTATAACAAATTGCTTTTCCGATGGAACTGCAAATTCTATTTCTTTTTCATTTACATATACTTTAATTTGAGAAACATCACTTTCTTTTATTAAACCAATTGGTAAATCGGATTTTGAATTAATGTTATACTCTCTTTTTGTTTCAGCATTTGTTAAAGAAAGTTTTGCAAAATCAATAGTTTGCGCTATTGGTATTTCTGTTGAAACAACATTTATAACATCCCCAGCAAATGCATTAAATTCATAAACTAAACTTTCATTTCCTAAAGCTTCTGCATTTTTTAATATATTGTCTAAATTTTTATGCTCTACTGATGTTATTCTATATGCTGCATCGGATACTTTTAAAATATAATTTTCATTAGTATTCAATAAAATTTCATTTGTACCACTTTTAATTACAGTTGGTACTAGTCTAGCCGTTAAACCAATTGCTTGTTTTACAATTTCAACAGAACCATCAATTCCTTGCAAATTTATTTTTACATTTACAATACTATCTTCTAGAATTTGTGGTTCTTCTATCACTACAACTTTATCGGCTTTTAATTCTGAGAATTGTAATTCTTTTATTCTAGAATCAATATCATATTGATAAGGTTGTGATATACCTGAAATTTGGTAATCTATTTTTAATGTGTATAATGGTGTTGTTGAATATGATAATGCTGCATTTGATAAATCTAATATTCCTCTGGTTGCATATCCAAATAAACTATCGTATGGATTAACTGTTATAGGAATTTGAAAATTTGGATTTTCAACAACACTCAATACATATTTTTCAGATGTTGAATATCCTTGTTTTTCAAGAGTAATTTCTAATTGATTTAAAAGTATTTCACTTAAACTTTTGTTTACTACATATGGGGTTGTTTGAAATAAATTTTCTCCATTTATAAAAACAGCTGCTCCATTTACATTTGATGAAATTCTAAGTGCGTATATAACATTTGTGTTTGCTGCTCCACCTTGATTTGTTAATGGTATATATCCATTTCCTATATTTTGACCAGATGTTGTTGTTTGAATTACATCTGTTCTTGATGGTATTGCAACACCCGAAAATCCATAATCCAGTCCACCCACAACAGGGCTTCCAATAAATCCAGAGCCACCACCAAAAGATATTCCTTGTAGTGGTACGGAATCATCCAATAAATAATTATTAAATTCTTGCTCTATCATTATTCTATTTTTTACTCATTAATTTCAAAACGAACTTCTTCAATAACAGTTTCCCCAGCTTTATTTTGATATTCAACAGTTCTAGTATTTGCAGGCCCACTACCACCACCTACTGGTGTAATATCTACATTGGTACCAGGTACTTGTTTAGAATATGTTATAACAATTGGTGTATCTCCAGTTGGTACTGGTATTTCTACAACAGGTAATGGTATATCTGCCATAGGTACATTTGTTTCTGTTTGTTGTACAGAAATAATTGGTGGCGGAGAATCTGTTTGTATTATAATTGGTATTTCATTTTTAGGAATAAAAACGGGCACTTCCGGTTTTATTTCTGGTTCAACCTTTGGTATATAAACAGGAACATCCTCTACCGGCGTATAAATAATAGGTGGTGGAGAATCTTCTTCAATTAAAATAGGAATTTGCTTTTTAGGAACAGGAACCTCAATAACAACAACAGGTGGTTCTTGATATGGTGGAGATTCAATTGGAGTTTCAATTGGTGGCGGAGTATCTATTATAATAGGAAGCTCTTTTTTCAATTTTCTTTTAAATTCCAATTGCTTATCTTCAATAATTGGTTTTTCTATTTTAACAATTTTTCTTTCAGGCATAGAAGTATCAATTGTTGTACTTGATGTATATTTCTTCATAATATCAGAAACATTATCTACACTTGAATCTGTTTTTGTTTCAGAAGTTGCTGTTTTTTTAATTTCTAAATTTGTAAGATAATAATCTACTGCATTTGTCAAAAGCATTCTACATATATCTTTAATTTCATTTTTAGATAAATCTAATTTTGGTTTTGTACTTAATGGTTTACCGTAATTATTACTTTTAATTATTGAATTTCTATTTGTAAATGCATATGTAGCAGATTCAATAAATTTATTATATATGTTAGTTACTAAAGAATCAAAATTAGTTATTTTATATTCTACTTTAAATTTTTCAAACCAAGCATCGGTATATTTTCCTCTTATAAACTCACCTATTGTTGTGGGTGTTATTTTTTCAATAAAAATAAATGCTGAATTTATTACATCATCTCTAAATTGTTGATTTGCAATAAACATGCTATATCGTTTTTCTAATTCAGGATTATTGTAAGTTGCATTTCTAATTGGAAATAACCTTACCTCTGTTCTTGATGGCGATATTTCTGAAATCCAAAGTTTGTCTTGGTTTTTTTCACTACCAACTCTTTTGTTCAATAGAGTAATTTGAGTTTTAAATATACCATTATCATACCCAGCTTCTCTTAATAATCTCTCGGCATCAACAAAATATTCAGATGGAAATTGATTTTTTTGAAATAAAGTTCCCTCTGCAACTAAAAAATAATCTTTAATATTTTGAGTTGTCATTGGTACATACCTAACCAATTCATCATTAATTTGTGGAAGTTGATTATCATTTACATCATAAACAATAAATTCAATAGCATCACTTTCACCAAACCCAAAAAAAGTTTGTAAATTACCTTCCTCAAAAATTTTTCTATCTTTTGAGTTTATTCGGTATCCTTTATAATCAATAATATCTTTAAAAGTTTTTATTGCCATTTTTATTTATTTTAGCCCCATTGATTTCCACTTTGTTTTTGTAATGCTACAGGAATATTTAAAGTTCCTTTTTCTGATTTTAAAACTAAATTTCCATTATATTCACTATCACCAACAAAACTAAATCCTGCGCTTGGAGCAAATCCATCAACTTTACTATTAATTGTTGATAACTTTAAACCTTTATTTTCACCCGGTTGTAATGTTAGAGATGAAATAGAATTAAATATACCTGCAATTGCACCATCTTGAGAAAACGATATTGTTACTGGTTTTTTAGTAAAATTAACAACTCTTAATTCAGGTCCATTTATCCAAATACCCTTACCATCATCTTTACCTCTAGCTCTAAAAGTAATATCAGGATATGATTTATCAGATATATTAACAACCTTTGCCCCAAAATCTTCACTTACTTTATATCCTTCTTGTATTTTTGCTGCTTTTCCAAATAATTCCTCTCTTAATTGTTCTACTTGCTTTTCTAAAGTTTGATTTCTTGCAAATAAAGAAACTCTCTGAATAGATTCTGCTGTTGCTTTTTGTATTGAATTTTGAAGTTCTACAATTGTACTACCAACTTTAGAATTTGCTTGTTGTGTTTGATTTTCTGCCGATGCTACTACTAAATCTTTTGCATCCAATTGAATTAATAAACTTTGAGTTACTATTTCTAATTCTTTGACTTTTGCTCTCAAATCTAATATCTCCGTATTTAATCTAGTTATTATTACATCTCTATTAGCTATTTCTTGAAGTGCAGCATCATACAAACTTTTTAAAACCATTTCAGGTAAAACAGGTGGTTCTACTGGAATTAGTTCTATAATTGTAGTATCTATTGATTTTAAAAGTTCAGATTCTTTATATTTTGGTTTTGTTAATTTACCAGTTACAATACCATCATCTACAACCGAACCGCTAAATATATGGACGCCAAATGAATTTTTAGTTTTTATGGCTAAAGAACCACTTACTAAAATTTCACCTACCTTTTGTTCATTTTGTAGACCTGTTTTTAACATATTTAATCTTTTACAATTTTAAATGTTAATTCATCATCAAAGTATTGAGAATCTCCATTAGAATCAATTTTAAATTCTATTTTATAAACTCTACCAGCTTCCCAATTTGAAAAATTTGGTTTAATATAATTTCCATCAGAATCACAACTTACTTTAGAATAATTTCCAAAAGGAATTATAATATCATTTGAAGCAAAATCTCTTATTTGATAATATGTTGTCTCTGGTAAATACTTTATTGTATTATATGAAAAAGAATTTGAAAAAGTTTTTAATGGATATAATTCTCTACCAAAAATTCTTAATTTAGGAGTTGTTCCAACTTTATATTCTTTCTTTAAATTTGTAATTCCAACTTTAATATCATTTGCTGATAATGCTGTTAAGGAGCCTGGTGAAAAAGATTGGTCATCCCAACCTATTCTTATTTTAGGTTGATATATTGTATTTGTTTCTTTGCTAAATAGTTTGATAATACCATAATCCATAGTATCGCTTTCAACAGAATTAGAATTTGAGGAATTTGCAAATTTTAATATAAATCCATCATTAGGGATAGAACCACTCATCCATGCTTTTAATACATCCTTTACATCCATATTAATATCAGCGGTTTGATAATCAAAATTTTGAGATGAACCATATCCAGTCCACCAAGTACCACCAATACCACTATTAATACTAGCTGTTGTGTATGAGTTAAAATTGTTTTCTAACCAATCTAATTTTGAATCTCCTTCTCTATAATTCCAAGTTACACCTTGAGTTGAAATATTATCAAATCTAGTTCCTTTTCCCATTTCCCAACTACCACTAATAGCATCAGCGTATAATGAATATTTTAAAGGAATTTCTTCTGTTTTTGTTTCTCTCATTATCAAAGTTGCATCGCTCATAGAAAAATTACCAGAAGATAATGATTGAGATAAGTATCCTAATTCAAATTTAATTAAAGTATGCGATATATCTTTAATATTTCCATAATAAACTTTGCTAATTTCTAATATCTCATCTAACCCAGTATTTTGATTGGGTTGTTGAAGATAAATCGTTGCATCTTTTGATGCTGTTAAAAAATAATATGCCATTATCTTACTCTACCTTTAATGTCTGAGTCAGGAAACTTAATTTCAAAAACCGAAGGGTCTAAAGATGGATAAACAATCTTATCTTTAGTTGCAGCCTCTATATTATATGAATTTGATGAATATTTTCCACCACATTTATTAACAATTTTTAGCATAGGTACTGAAGATACTCCTTCTACATTTGCTATAAGTAGTTCAACCTCACTTAAATTTATTGTTTGGTTAAATGTCCAATTGTCAATACTAAAATAATCTTTTAATTCATTTATACATTTTAAAAGAACTTCACTTTTATTGTAATTACTAAATACTATAATTTCAAATTCAAGTCCGATGTTTATAACAAAACCATCATTCATATTAATACCATCGGTAAGAATTCTATATTCGTTTAAATAGGTTTTAAGATTTTCTTTAACACCTCTGTTTAAATTTGTAAGTTTTCCATTATTATCATATCCTAATAAATAAAGATTTATTGCAAATGGATTGTTCTTTTCATTTTCATTTGAAGTTTTACCAATCAAATATTTTGTAATTTCTTCTTTTACACTTTGCTGAGTTGGTTCTTCCGAATCTGGCTTATTAACAAAGCTCATAACCAAATCCGTAAATTCTTGCAAATGATTTGGTGAAGCTAATATAGATGATGGTGAATTGTTATCTAATGTACCATCTGCAACAGCGTAAGCTTTTGCAACTGCTCCATATTTTGCAGGCATAGATAAAGCTCTAACCTGATAGTCTTTTGCAGTTACTGCTCTATTTTGTGCACCAAAAAATGCTAATGCGTTTTGTCTTATTTCTTCTAAACTTTCAGAACCCTTACCACCGGTTGCAGGAACTTCATTATCAATTGCTACAGAACTTTTAACTGTATTGTATATAGCTTTTTCTGCACTTGTAAATGCTTCCGTATCTTCATCAAATTCTATTTTATTTACTCTGGTCAATTCACCAACTGTAATATTTGATGCAACCCCACCACCAACTAAATACTTTACTGTCATTGTTGTATTTGATGGAGATGTTCCATAAGTTTTTGTTTTCAAAAAGTTTGTTGGGTCAAAAGATTCATCCAATCTATCAATAGAATTTGGTAATCCTAATCCTACATTTTTAAGGTTTGGAATTAATTGCTCATCCGATGCGGTTGAATCTCCTGCTCCAAATTGTATTGTAGTTGTATTATTTTGATTTACTTTAGCAACAAATCTTCTTGATGTTTTTATAGTTTTTAATATAAATGGTACTGTTGATTTAAACTGATATAAATCAGGATCATTTTTTTCTAAATTTGGTTCGTCTAAGAAAACCATTTCTTGTGCCAAATATGGAACTTCGTACCATTTATTTCCGTTACCATCTCTAACATCGTATATATCAACTATATTTGTATCATCCAATATAATTTTTTGAAATGGAGAATATGCATCAAAAGTTACTTCTTTTTGTTTTAATTCACCAGATATAGCCTGTACATATTTTTTTACTAAATAAAATAATGGTTCACCGGTATTTGCATCTCTTTGATAGATTGTTATTTCTCTATCAGTTTCATCTGAAAAATCTACTATATCCGTTGTTCTAAATATAATACCTGCTTTTGAAGATTTACTTAACATACCTTCTTTGATTCTTAAATAATATTTTGAATCAGGTATATTATTAATTCCAGTACCAACAGAAGGTACTAATTGATAAACCGATAAAGTTGTTACTGCTGGGGATGATACTTTTGGCTTATATCCTAAATATTGAGATAGTGCTAAAACGCTTTGCGGGTCTTCCGCATATACCATTAAAGATTCTTTTAGTGTATCATCTATATAGTAAGATAAAGAATCTCCTATATATGATGCCATTTCAATAAACATCATACCTGGCGATGATTCATTAAAATCAGAATAAGTTTTTGGAAAATATGTTTTAGCAAATTCAATAAGATTATTTCTAAAAGAAGAAAAATCTTTATTAAGATATTTTATATCTTTTCCTTTATTTTTAAAATTTCTATTTGTTATCGTTATTGACATATCTTAATTATTAAGAAGCTACATTAAATGTTACTGTGTTTAACTCAGCATTACCTAATATACTAAATTTTATTGATATTTTTACTGAATTTGTATCTTTATCATAGTTTGATGCTTCCACATCAATTTGTTGTATTGTTATATAAGGTAACCAAGTTTCTATTGCATTTGTTATAGTTTCTTCTATTTTTTCAGCTAAACTATCGTCATTAAAGTCAAATAACAATTCTTGCAATCCACTTCCAAATTCAGGTTGCATTATTCTTTCACCTTTTTTTGTAAGTAACAAATTTTTTATATTAGAACTTGCTTGGTCAAATGTTTTAAAACTTTGATTGAAAGCAGTATTTCCAATTTGAATAGGCAAAGTTATACCCACCGCAAAATCATCAAATTTTTTAGTGTCTTGTACTAATTTTTGACCTAATACAATTGCCATTACTTTTTAAATCTTTTAACAAGCTCAGAATAATCTCTATTGAAAGCTTTATCTAGTTCAGCTACGCCAGTTTGAACACCCAATCCACTTTTTTGAGGTCCACTAGCGAATTCACCATAACCCATTTTTTCTGCAATAGCAGTTCTACCAACAATTGAACCCATATCACCTTGTCCAAAACTCATAGTTCTAAAACCACCATCGTTTGATACTGCAGCTCTAGTTTCATTAAGGATTTGGTTAATCATTGGATTTTTACTAAATGATTCTTGTTTAATTTGCTTTTTAGGTTCATCATCACCTAAGATAGCTTTAGCCATGCTCAAACCTTCAGATTTAGGTTTTACAACCTTTCCCTCAGCCATCATTTTTTTCATTTCGGCTTTAACTCCCTCTTTAATTAGAGCTGGTAATTGTTGTTTAACTTCTTCTTGAACTAAGATTTGAATAGCTTTTAAAAGTTTATCAGTATTCATATTTGTTTATTGTTATGTTTATAAATATTTAAATGGATTATTTTTGGGAATTAAGCCCACAATGTGTTATCTTTTTGTAAATCTGTCCAGTAACTTGTAAATTTTCGTATTCTATCATCCAAACCATTATACCCACCATTTATTCTTTTAGTTATTACTTTTATAGTTGTTGTTGATGAATCTTTACATTTTTCACCTAATCTGTTAGATTTCCAAAACATACATGCCGTGTCAGCATAATATTTAGAACCAACTATTGTAGGATTTCCTTCAAAATCTGCACCAGCCGCTGGTCCGAATTTTCTATAATTTGCTCTTCCGGTTAATTGTATATATCCCCTTCCTTTATATTTTGGACCATCACCAGGTTGAGTATTACCCAAATCTTTTCTACCTTCATAAGCAGCTCCAGAAGCTATTTCTTGCTTATATATAAAATTACCAGATTCATGATTAGTTTGTGCTAAAAAATGTGCTCGTTCTAATGGAGTTCTAGCTATACCATATTTTCTCATAGCTAATACTAATTCATTTGGAACTTTTAATTTACTTTTAAAATTTGGTTCTTGTTGTATATTATCTTTTGGCTTTTCTTCTTGTGAAATTGGTGGGTCTGGTGTATTAGCTGCTTCTTGTTCAGATTCTAATTGAACTTCTTGCAATTCTGCTTCTACCTCTGCTGTTTCTTCTGGAGTTGTTGGTTCTACAACAGTTTCCTCATCAAATGCTGCAGCTGTTGCTTCATTTATATTTGCTCCATTTGCACTAGCTTCTTCCGATGCTAATAATTGTGCATCAGTCATTTCAATTTCTTCAGTACTAACTTCTGGTGTTGGTGGATTTGGTGGGTCTACCGAATATCCTTGCCAATTAGCAACTCCAGGTCCCGGTGTATTTACTGGCGGATATGATGAGATTGTATTAACAATACCACTAACTGTGGTAAGATGTTGCTGAGCGTATCTTATAAACTCATCAATTAATAACTCGTGATTTTTAGTTGGTGGAATTGCTGACATTTTATGATTCTCTTTGTTCTTTTGTTAGTGTATAAAATCCCCAATATTCCCAATGCCACGCCTCATCCATACCCGCACCATCAGCTAATCTGTATGGATTATACCAACCATAATTTGGACCATTTTTAGCTAACCATTGATAAATTTTTGAATTTTCTCTTGTATATCTTGCAGCTCCTGCAGATGCTCTATTTTGTCCTAATGCTTTAGCTCTATCTTGTTGCATTCCACATATTTCGCCAAAATCTAAAGCCAATCCCCATCCATGTGGTGAATAGCCTGGCTTAGCAGCACTACCAGCTCCATATTTTGAAAAACAAGCTTGCTGTCCTGCTAAATCTCTATATGTAGATGATACTCTCCATCGTACTCCATCTTTTTTAGCTTTAGCTATCATTTTATTATACATCTTAGCAGCCTCTATGTGTAAAACTCCACTACCATAAGATGAATCAATATTTCCTAATTTATTTGTAGGTATTTGTCCATTCTTACCGCCAACTGCATATTGTGCCAAACCAGGTGGTATTGGTGGTGCAGTAGCACCTACATTTTTTGATATTTTAGGAATAACATCTTCCGCACCAGTCTTTGGTGGCGCTGGTGTTTCATCTTTTAATTCTATATTAACTTCTTCTGCTTCTAAATTTAATTCTTCAGATACATCTTCGATTACTTCAGGTTCAGAAACTTCTTCATCTATTGGAACTTCTCCTAAAATTTCTTCAGTTTCTCCTATTTCGGTATCAGGCGTATCATCATCTTTTTCATTTTCGTTTCTCAAATCCGGCTCACCAATAAATGGGGCTGGTGGTTGCCAATTTCCAGAATTTAAACACGATATAGATGTAATTTGTATATTTTGTACAGCACCAACTGCAGGTGGCGTTACCGAAGGGTTTGGTACTGTTGTTGGGTCTAATTGCGCTCCTGCCCAATATGCCAACACTCCTTTACCCATTTCACCAACCAAATCATATGGTTGTGTTTGAGAATTTCCTTTTTCAAAAGCTGCTTTAAACAATTCTTTTAAAGAACCAGAATTTCCTGTTTTTAATTTAGCTTGAAATAAATTATCCTTACCTCTTTTTACTGCCGCATCATATTCAGTAGCATATGCAGATGCAATAATATCTATATCATTAATTGCTTCTGGATTTTGAGCTATTCTTAGTATATTTTGCTTAAACGTTTCCCAAGACATTTTAAGATGTTTTGTTTAATTCACTTAATGCAGATTTTAATTTAGACTTTATACTATTAAATTTTGGAACGTTTGTGGGACCTGTTGCAGATGGACCCGATGGTGTTAAATAAACTTGTTGTACTATTGCATCAATTAATTCTTCCATTATAGATACCCACACATCTCCTTTTACCAATGGTTCAAGTTTGGTATTTCCTAAATTTATTTTTCCGTTACCAGTATTTAAATTAATATCTCTATCGTTAGTTGTATAATTTGTAACATCCCCTACATTTACATCAACTCCTAATTTATTATCAATTGATAGCGCCCCATCAGAAATAAATCCATAATTCTTTTTTGAATAAAAAATCATTTCAGCATTTTTTGCTGAAAGTATTATTCTACCAGAATTTATCAATATTTGGTCTCCAATTAATTTTGAAGGATATGATTTAAATGTATTTGGTTTTGTTTCAAAATCCGTAGAACCTTTATCATCTACTGTTCCCGGTTGAAATGGTAATTGATATTGATTAGCTGATAATACAATAACGCTTCCGTCTCTGTTTATATCTTCTTCTGATGGTAGTTTGATTTCTTTCTTCTTTGATTCTGCATTTTCAGAATTTCTTAATATTATTGTAGGTGAAAAAATATTGTTTGGATTGTTAAATCCAGAAAATCTAACAGATTGTCCAAATCTAGTTTCTATAAGAGTATCACCTTCATACATTTTTAATTTATGTATACCAGGTTGTTCTTCGAAATAATCACCATACTTATCATATTTTGATGATTCATTTACATTACTCATTTCAGTTCCAGTTGCACCAACCGTTTGATAATTTTTCTTTTTATCAACAGGTTGTTCTTCCGGTGGAAATAGTTCCGATATAATAGTTTTTTTTGAATCTACATTTGGTGTTCTTTCACTTCCTATTCTTCTATAATAAGATACTCCGTTGTTTTGAATAATTTCTACCGATTCATTTACAACAGGTAATGTTTTAAAATTTTTATCGTATGGGAATGCAAGCGGTAATGATGCATCATCTGATGATGGTTGTCCAACAATTCTATATTGAACAGCTCCTATATATGAAGATTGTCCTTTTACTTCTATTTGATTATCACCTGCGTTTTTTAAATAAGGATGATTTTCATCAAGTATAATAGAATACACAATACCAAACCCCATAGGTTGTTTTGAACCAGGTGTTTGCGAAACCGCTACTGCTGTTGATTGTGGATTTTGCATAATTTATTTTACTGCTTTTTTAAGTTCTTCTAATTCAAATTCTAAATCATCCACTCTTTCAACTTCAATTTTAGTTTCTTCTAACTCTTTAAGAAGTTGATTCTTTTCAAATTCAGTTAAGAAACCATCTTGTCCTTCTGATTTCTTTTCAGATGCTATTATCTTTTGAGCAATTGTTGCCAATTTAACTAATTGGTCATCATTCTTAACCGAACTATCAATTAATGAAGATAATATAGGACCAACAGCGGCTACATCACCAGCGTGTTTAATCATCTTCTTTAATTCTTCTATTAAAGCCGATATCTTTTGTTTTTTAGAAACTTGGTTTGTATAAATGTCCTCAAAAAGAGAACTAAGGTTTTTTCCTTTAAATAACTCGAAATCTGTTGACATACTCTATCATTTTTGTATGTCTATAAATATGTATTGTATAAAAAGTTGGGATTAAACTGAAATTATCTCAATTTTAATCTTAGGCTGATACCCATCAGGTAGTTGTTTATTAATACCTTTAAATTCGTTTACTTTGTTCTTAAAGTATGTTATTTGTAATATACGGTCAGTTAGATTCATTACCGTTTGAGATGATGTTGACATTTCTTCTGTATCTCTTTTCATATTAAGTTGTGGTCTATTTGGAAAGAATTCTTTTCTCATAGCCTGTGCTATTTCGGTCCAGTCTTCAACTTTATCAACTGATTTTTCAGCTGATATTTTTCTCATTTTAGAACTTAGATATTTTTCACCATGTGTATAACCTGCATCGGTAAACATATGTCCGTGATTTGTACGAACAACCGGTGATTCTGTATTTTGTAATTTAATATCAGGCTTATGCTTTGATGTAGTTTCAATACTAACCATATGTTTTGGAGATGATACAAATGTATGACCCTTTAAAGATAATCCACTCTTGCCTTTATAAGTGATTGCAGCTTTGATTGCCTGTTTAAGTGTTGGTTGTTTGATGATGTTTCTCATCTTATCACCATCAGGTCCTGGCTTACCACCTTTCTTTACAATTTTATGCTCGGCTTCATCATGTCCAACAAGTAGTGCTGAGTTTACAACACCAATACCTTTTTCGTTTAATCCTTCACTCCAATCGGTAACTAAATCATGTAGATATGCAACTTCCACACCATCAATAATAGTGTGAACAATTTCCAAAGATGGATTATAAGCTCTATCTCTATTCTTAGCTAAGATAAACTTATCACCAATTTCTTTTGATACAATAATACATTCGTTTATCATATGGTTGGTAATCCTTGTTGTTGTGCAAATTTATTTATAAACTTTTTTGTAGTACCATCGCTCAACACACCACTCCATTCTTTAACAGCTTCTCTAGTTATATTATTTTTCCATTGTTTATAGCTTAGTGTTAGTCCGTTTTTTAATGGAATATCTTTACTATTTTCGTTTTTATCAGGGTGTATTTCTTTGAATGTTTTTTC